CTGTGCCTGTGCATGCGTAAAGTATTTGATTAGGCACTGGGGTTGTGTAATCAAATAAAAATTCGCCTTGCCCATTTATGCCAGTAAATAAATATTGTGGGCATGCAAGCACCGTAAAAGTGCCGTTAAATGGTGCACCTAAACTTGTAACTGTTACTGATTGTCCAATTTCTATTGGTGATGGCTCAAGAGTAGCCAGCACCGCAAAATTGTCTAATACTTGTTTGCTTGCTGTGTTGTATGTTGCCATGAGCGGATCGCCCGCCTTTGGCTAAGCCTGTGTAATTTTGCGGATCATGCCCGGAATAGCGGCAAAGGTTGAAACATAGCCGTGAAAGCTCATCGTGCGCCCGAGTGTAGCGGGCACTTCAACGCTCATCAAACCGCGTATGGCTTCATAAAATTCAAATGCATCGCCTGCGCCTTGACCTACTCGAGTAATAATCATAGTTTTACCAGCAAAATTGCTGTCAACTACCAACTGCAAGCCAAGTGGGGTTCCATTCCACGATGTTGCACTTGCGCTGCCAAGTGCGTTTTGACCTGTAAGACCTGCACCGATAAATGGAAAGATTGGTCGGTTATTTGTGTCAACTAATCGACCTAGTTGTTCCCAAACATCAACGGAAACAAACATGTGAGTTGGCATCCAATTGCGTTGACTTGAAATATCACCTGCCGAATTATAAATTGACGCAAGCAAATCAACAACTGTGCCATCCCAAACACCTGATGAAGTTGCAGCCGTTAAAAGATCATCTGCGGCTTTGTTATCGCTTGCAATCATGTATTCACCCATGAGATCATTAAGGATTAGTTGCATGGCTGCCGGGCTAGTGAAATCAATATCTTGCACTGAGAGTGTTACTTGACCAGCCAAAGTTGTTTTGCTGACCGTGTTTGCGGCGATCACCATTGTGGTTGCTGACGCTGCAGCAAGTTCATTTGCTTGCGCGGCAACTGATGTGTGCGTTGTGATAGTTGGGCGCACAAAAGTTTTTGATGCACCGCCATCTGGGTATGCTCGAGCGCCGATTGCTTGCACTACTGGGCGCAAGAAATTAATATCTTGCACTAATGGACCGAGCACTGGCACTGGCAAAAGTCCTAAAGTGTCAGTTGTTAAAACATCGCCTGCGGCAGCTTGCAATGATGTGCGTTGTGTTTGTGCAAATTCGTGCACAGCTGCGTTAATGTTTTTAAAAGTATCGCCGCCGCAATGAAACGCAGCCATGTATTCTCCGGCTGATGGCAGTTTAAATTCTTTTTTTGGTTGTGCCCAAAGTTTGTCTGTCGTTGCTTGCGCTGCCTCAACTACTAGGGTTTCAATTTTTTCGCTCATGGTGTTTTCATCTTTCTGTTTGTCTTGCTCTGATGTTACATCTGTTTCGGGTTCGGGTTGTGGGATACTTGCGGCAACCTGCGTTATGATCGCGCCTTCAAAAGCGCCCTGCGATACAAGGCTAAGCTCTGTCCAACTAGCCTCTTTAACTACCATTACGCCATCATCGTCATAACTAAATTTTGTAGGGTTAATGCCTACAGAAACTTCCGAAATTGTGCCATCTTTAACCATTTCCATCGCATCATCACCTAGCCGGGTAGCGCTTATCTTGGCTGTAAACAACATGCCTTCAGGAGTATCAACTCGCTCAACTACCTGCCCAACAATTAGCTCACTTTGGTGCTGCATGTAAAGCTTTGGGTTTCTGCCTTCAACTGGCAACGCGCCTTGCAAAATTTTAACTTGTGTGCCATCGCTAACAGTTGCAATTTCATTATAGGTAACTGCAACACCACTGATTGAGCGGCGCGGCAAGCCCTCTGCCGCTGCCGCATCAACCGTGATCATTGTGGGGGTTAATTTGATCATCTTTGTGATCCTATCTCATTTGTAATTGTGGTTGTGTTCATTTCGTTTGATGGCTCATAATTGTTTTCTAAATATTCTTGCGTGTCAAATTCTATAAATGTCCCGCGCGGCAAATAGGCATCTTGGCTTAGTGTGCTTGCAATGCAATCCGCATACGCTCGAGTGCCAAAACTCCAAAGATCTGCGCGGCTTTCACGGCTGTTTTGGTAAGAGTATGAGCCAACAGAAATTCCTGCTAAGTATGGGGGGATGTTGGTGAGCCTGCATAGGTCAGCGGATTGATATTCGCTGGCTGCAATTAATAGCATTTTGTCAGGGCTGGTTGTGGTTTCTTGATAATGAACCTCAGGCGAAAGCGCCGCAGTTTGATTAGTTGATCGAGCGGCATTAAACGCAGCTGCAAGATCGCTCAACTCTTGCGGTGAAAGCGGCTCAGAATTTGGTTGCACTTGCAATACGCCTGCCGGAATTGCTGAGCTTGCGTTTCTGTAGCGAGCGTTTTCTAATTTGATTGCCGTGTTGATTGCTTTTTCGCTCATTGTTGTGATGCCTTGAATTGGTGAAAGAAATTGCACAACATTGTTTGCATCTAGTTCACCGCCTTGAAAAGTGATTTGTTTTGATGGCGCATAATAAACTGGACCGGGCTGGTCAAGAGTGCTGACAAGGTTGGCTGGTAGCCGCGTGAAGCTTGCCGGGTAACCGTCAGATGTGCGGCTGGTAATAAACCAAAAAGCTCTGCCGGTAAAAAAAAGATCATCAACGGTAAAACTGAGCGTAAAGTTGTTTGGCACTGTGGGATCTATTTTTCGTAGCCATGATCGCGGCGCAATATAAACTTTTTCCATGTTTGTGCCATTCCACATTTCGTTATACATTCGCAAATTCATGCAAGCTATTGTGGTGCAATGCAAGTCTCGAGCGCGGCTAATTGTTGGCTGCGACATTGCAATTTGTCTTGATGTGGCTTCAAAATAAGAATAATAAACGCCTACCATGCCCGCGCCTGAATTGTTTGTGGCTGGCATCATTGCGCCTGCGGCTGCAGCTTTTTTAGGTTGCTCACTAATCATTGCTTTTGATGTTTTGCTAAAAATGCCCATGCGCCAAGTATGCCTTAAAATGTGTGTGCTGTTTGTGATAGGCGGCTGCCGCAGTTAATCCGAGAAAGTGAGCAACTCGGCAGCCACCCAAAAACGATGTTAGCCGTTGGCATAAACAATTAAAGGCTTGCCAACATTTGCGGGCTTAGAAACCATCGCTGTGGCAAATACTAAACAGCGGGCTAGCTCTATCGGACCGGGTGATCTGATTGATGACAAAGAAACAGCACCTTGATTTTTTACGGCTACAGCTCTTTCCACATGCTGTGCAAAAAGTGTTGATCCGTCATGCACAATGCGTTTTTCTAGGATGGCGGCTCGAGCGCCCGCAGTCCAGCGTTGCAGTTCACGGTTGCCAACTATGGATGTGCGGCGCTCAAACTTAGGCGGCAAGCTCATTTCAAAAGCTGGGGTAATTAATAAGCGAGTTGTTTGATCATGGCAAGCCGCCTCAACTGCCTGCCAGCAATCTTGCAGAGTGTCTTTAACAAACTCTAAACAAACTTGTATTTTTCCTGTCGTGTTTATTACAGCGCGCACACCCACATAACGGCTTTCATCTTGGAATTGCTCAATAGATAGCACCCCGCCTTTAGGCATAGGCTCGCTAGTTTTGAGCGCATCCCAAACACCCGGCTGCAACCACCCGTTGCTACTAGCCGTGAAAAGATTTACGCTCGAGCGTAGGAAAGCATTGCGGTTTGGTTGCTGCGCTTCGCTTTCTAATACTGCCATGCTGAGCGTGTGCCCTATCGCGGGGTTAGCTAACAGCCAAGCGGGTGCGGTCATTGGATCAAGGCTGTTTGGGGGTGAAAATTCCGCAAAATATAGGCTGCCAGTTTTTTTTTCATCTATTGCCCGCAAACCTTGCTCACGCCATCTGATCATCTCAGTTGATCCGCTATCCCCGCTAGTTGATGTCATCAGCATTAATGGGCTGCGCCTAGTTCGCATAGTAGGCATCAAACCTACAGAAACGGCATCAGGCGTTACCGCAAAAAGCTCATCCACAAACACGGCATCAGCTGTTAAACCGTGAAACGAATTAGCGGTTGCGGCGCGCACAAGCCAGCGTGTGCCATCCGGCAAATTAGCTTCGTTACGCCCAACCGCCCAAGTTAAAATTGCCCCAAATTTGTCTTGCAAAATAGGTGCAACTTTTTGAAACATCTCTATAGCTAAATCGAGCCTGTGCGCTGTAGTAATCACAGTCAAAGGCTCACCCCGCAATTTTGGCATTTCAGTTAAGAAATAGCCCAAGCAACTTTGCAGCATTAAGCTCTTGCCGTTTTGCCGGGCAACCGAAACCAAAGCCTGCCTATGCAAAAGATCGCCGCGCTCATCATGCGCCAAAAAACCGCTAATCACATGCTTTTGCCAATCCATAAGTTCAACCCCAAGATGCTCAAGCGCCCACAAACTAACACCATCCGCAAAAACATGCCCATCGCGACACACCCCAGTTTCTAATCGCGGCATATAAGGCGCAACACTTTCAGTGGTCAAACAATCCTGCCTAGTTTGATCCGGTCTTGGCTGATTTAGCTCAGTTAAGCCATTAAATAGGCTAGATGGTCTGTCGGGCTCCTCTTTTT